GACAGCTGTGCTATCGAAGCACTGCCACGTAGCTGAGCAACGCTAGTCACGGCGCCCTCTTCATGGCCCTTACCTTCAGGCCGCTTGAGGTGTGACACACAGAACAGGACGATGCCTGTGTCCTGCGTTAGCGTCCTCAATTTCGTCATGATCTCATCGAGTGCCCGCCGCTCGTCGTTGTGCTGACCACCCGATACGAGGATGGAGATGTGATCTAGGATGATTACCTTGCAGTCCAACGCTCGGGCCATGAAGCGAACCCGTGCTACCACTTGATCCACGGTGGCGCCGGTGTCGAAGCTGGCATCCATAATCATCAGCTGTCCATCGCCGAACACTCGCTCGAAGGACTGTCGGTACTCGTCACTGCCCCGCTTCACTGCACTGGTCGGCAGGTGTACCGGTGTGCTTAGGTCCACACCCATGAACCCCTCCGCCGTACGTTCAACGCTTTCTTCCATAAATAAACACCCGATGCGATTGTCCGTGGTGTTCTTGATGTGCATGACCAGCTCCCGCAGGATGCTAGACTTACCGAGACCGGAGCCTGCTGTCACAGTCACCAGCTCAGTGGGCCTGAATCCATACGTCAGGGCGTTTAGCTTACCCCAAGGGTAATACCCTAGGGCATCCGGTCGTTCAGCTGAGAGCCGCTCCCACAGCTCGTCAGTGGACAGCACCCCATCAGGTGTGAACTGCGAGGCAGAGAAGTATAGCTTCGTGAACTCGTCAACCAGCCCAGCCTTCAGGTAATCACAAGCATCCTTGCCTGTTGCCTTGTCTAGGTTGATGACCCGTAGCTTACCGGCGAAGACGTCAGCGGCTTTCTTCACTGCGTCCTTGCCTGCATCGTCTGCATCGAAGCACAGGATGATCTCGTTGAACCCGTCAAGGAAGTTGTAGCTAGCCTTCAGATCACGGCCCGCACCGGCGGCACCAGACCTCAGGCTAACAACAGATGTCTTACCTTTCAGCATCTGACTGACAGCCAGTGCGTCCAGCTCACCCTCAGTGATGACGATGCGATGCTGGTCGTGGTTGCCGAACAGTTGCTCACCGAACAGGCCAGCCTCTTTGGTGTCACCCACAGTGCGGAAGGCTTTGTCCCTGCCGCGCACCTTGAACCCCACCGGGTCGCTCTGATCGGGTGAGAAGTAGGGGTAGGCTTGAGTCTCGCCGTCCACCACAACACCATACCGCTCCACCGTCGAAGCGGTGAGGCCACGGTCAGGTATAGAAGAAGTTTTCTTCGCTTGCCACAGGGCAATTAGTCTGTCCAGATATGCATCACCCTGTCGGGGTGCGCTTGTATTCATACGTCCGTCTCCTTTGATTGTCTTTGAACAGGCAAAGCAGTGCGTCGAACCGTCGTCGTAGACTGCATTCGCATCACTGCTACCGCATGAGTCACAGCTAGTATGCCTCAGGAATCCCGCCATCGTATGCCTCCTCTTCGTTGGCGTTTAGAATCTCCAGATCCTCGTCGTCCAGCTCAGACCAGTTATCGCTGTCCCATTCGGGGAACTCAAACGTGCCCTCGCCCTGCCCCATCGCTGTCCAATAGCCTACCTTCGCAGCTATCTCTGCGGTTGGATCATAAGGTATCTGTTCGATGACACCGCCACCCTCAATGAAAGCCGCAGTGTCAGCCGCTAGTTTAGCAGATAATTCCTGCCGTGTCAACTTGTTCAGGTTCATAACATCCCATCCTCTCTCAAAAGTTTGATTAATTCGAGCTTATCGCCAAGCGATAGCATCGTATATACTTGCTCCATGGTCAGCGTCACTGTATTCCTCCCAATCTCTCGCTGATTTCTCTGCATCCTCCTGCTTCTCAAAGCGTCGATGACCCACTGCCCTGCCGTCTCGGTAGAACGTAAGCAGGTAGTGATAGTAGCGTCCGTTATGCGACCGGACAGCGGCGTCGTCATACTCTATGCTTGCGGTTTTCATTGTGACACCTCCGATGCCCAGCGGTTATAGATAATGTCGATGCACGACTCCAGCAAAGTATCAGGTGCCCATCGTCCGTCGATTGTGACATCAGTTACCTCGACGTCGGTGTCGTATGAATCCACATTACCATCGATGACGTGTTGGATAAGTACATCCTCCATGTATACAGCGGGCTTGTCGTTCGAGCTTTTAAACTCCAGCTCCAGCTCCGCCGCGTCAATGTCCTTTGCCTTCACCTCAGCCAGCGGGTAGAACACGCCGGTGTCGGTGGATAGGAATCCCATTGGCTCATCATAGGCATTGAACAGCATACGCCCATCGTGGTACAGCTCTGTCGTTACTGCTATGTTCATTAGAACCCCCTCAGATTGTAGTCTTCGTCGGTAACCTCGACCACCTCAGTGTCCATCCGCTTCTCTTGGTTGGCAATCGCCAAGCTCAAGTCAGTGATGACACGCTCAAGATCAAGGATGGCGTAGCTTGCAAAGCTATCCCGGTATGTCATCTCATTGAGCAGGCCCAGCGTATGCTTGGCACTCGTCTTGGCTTGCTCAAGTTTAACTAAATCCCTCAGTTTGTGATTCATTGTGCTTTACCTCCACAGCAGGCACAAGCGCATGATTGCGCGATCTCTGACCCAATGAATGAGTCGATGTCTTCTTCTGAATACCCGAGCAGTTTGCCCATAGTCCGCTGAAAGTGGTCACGCACAGAGCCGGAGCATCCTACCATACTGGCGGACCTAATCATAGCGGCGGCGCTCACCACGTCCATCTCGTCCATACCAGCGATCAGGTATTTGGTGTCCTGCTCATCCTCGCCGATACCCTGCACGATATGGTAGTCTAGGCCAAGCTCGCGGGCCGTGGTCCGTAGCGTATACACGCTGGCACCGCCGTCCAACTTACTGCCGTCCGCGATGACCAGAGGCCGCCGGAAAAGTGAGGCATCAGTCATGCCCCGGATGATTGTTGAAGTGTAATCCATGTCGCTCTCCTAATATGTGCGGTAGTCTTCGAATACGCCCTTGACAGAACGCGCCAGTACCTTGCCATTGTAGCGTAGCTCAAGTACCGACTTGCTGTTTTGTACCCATGTCGAGAACAGCTTAAGTCGATCGATTGCCCGCGCCTCAGTGTCGCATGATGACTTCAGGTATCCCTCGTCACCGTAGCGCGGATGGGTGTTAAAGATGCCCCATGATGGGGTGGTGTCGATTTCGAGTAACTTCATATATGTCCCTCCTATTAGGACCGGAGTTGATAACGATTCTCATTTAGACTATCGAGAAACCGTTTGCGTAGATTCGGGTAACGTACCCGTCAGTCCACCATTGTAGCTCGTCCTCTGCCTCAGCGTGGGACGTGCAGTGCTTTACAAACTCGATCCGAAGCGTGTCCGCGCAACGGACTTCTACTGTCCATCCTTCTTTCATTGTGTGTCCCTCCTATTAGGACCGGAGATGATAATGGTTCTCATTTGAACCGATAAGCGAACAGGATCTTGCGGCGTCCGCTTTCCTCTGTCCAGTCGTCCAGCTTCCCATCGATCACACCCATCGCATGAGTGCGGGAGATGATGATATACTTGCCCTCAGGCATCTGCTTAAGCGCGGAGCGCACTTGCAGGCCCACAAGCTCGGGCACGGACTCCCACTCAAGTCCTAAGGACTTCAAGGCCGCCATGCCGACATCGATCGGCGTACCCTTCCGGTGCTCTCTCCCTGCCCGCTCGAAAGCCGCTCGGGCCTTGCCAGCACTCACACCGGAGACAATACAGGCCGCCAGCGGGTAGCAGAAATTCGTGTCATTATACTGCTCACGAAAGGTTCGGGCAAGCTTCTCGTACCCTCGGTATTTTGGCTTACGCATCGTCAGAATCCTCCGCGCTGTCTTTGATGTAACATCCCTCGCCCACGCAGACCATCAATTCGGCCATGTATGCTTCAAAAGCTTCGTGATCGTAGTTTTCCATGATATGACCCTCCTATTAGGCCCGGTGATGATAATGATTCTCAATAACTACCGCTAATTTCCAGCAGGTAATCCTCGTCCATGCGCACGCACTCGCTATTACCGTGAACGCATCGCTCCCACAGATCAACCACGTCATCGCGCCGTTGATGGTATCCATCTAGCGTCCGTTCGTCCACCATGCCGTACGCGACTAGATTGTCCAGCTGGCCCTCAGCTAGGTACGCCAAGTGGCGCACCATCCGCACTTGCCCGGGCGTCAGGTTACTAATATCCATGTTCAGTCTCATTTGTGCCCTCCTATTAGGCCCGGAGATGATAACGATTCTCAATTAGACAGCCATCAGCATTTCGATTACGTTGCGGCAGGTTTTCTCACACCCGCCCTCATACTCCGCCCGCATCTTTGATATGGGGTCTCGGTTTAGCGCGTATTCGTTTGCCATGTTCATGTGACGATGCGCCTTGCGCTCCAACTCGTGGATCATTGCAAGTTTCTGCTCTTTAGTCATTTGCGACCCTCCTATTAGGCCCGGTGATGATAACGATTCTCAATTGGCCAGCGTCGCGTACACTCGCGCACGCTCGCTCGCTTCCCATTTGGTGTCGCAACGCTCAACCATGATGCCGTTGACGATGACATCCCATAGCGCGAGCCCGCTGATTACTTTTCGAATTTCAATTGTCATGTTTCTTGCCCTCCTATAAGGACCGGTGATGATAACGATTCTCATCTGGAAGTGGGAAGCCCTAAAGCCTGCTTTCAGGCTTTTTCTTGCCTTCCCTATAAGGTCCGGAGTTGATAATGGTTCTCATTTGGGAGGGTAGAGCCCTGAAGCCTGCTATACGGCAATGGCCCTCAGAGGCCCTGTATGGCCCTCTACGGGCTTTTAGCCCTAGGGCACCCAATGACACCATTCTCGGTCTAAAACCCCGTAGAGGGCCATACAGGGCGTCACAGACACACAGGCACAAAAAAGCCCGCGCTAGGCGGGCCTTGATGGAGCGAGCGGTCTGCTACTTGGCGGCGATCCGGTCTGCCTTGGCGCGGAGGCGATCCATCCGGCCGGCGCGCTTGGCGTACTCGGCACGTTTGGTCTTGACCAGTCCAGCGAGGCTCTTGGCTTGACCACGTGGTCGACCATAGACAACCACCGGGACGCCAGCGAATGGAACCATCTCAGCACCTGCCTGAATTTTTGGAGCCGCCGGAGCCATGTTTTCAGGTGAGATGGTCGACATCTTGCCATGGACGCCCTCACTGTACCCGACTGGGTCAGCCGCAGGGGTGTTGTCACCATTCCAAGGGCGCATCTCAACGCGGCCACGGCGTGGCGCGATGTAGTAACCCATGCGCTGGTAGTAGTCCAGATCATCGAGGGTGTCATTCTCAAGGGCTTCGACGTCGAAGTATTCCTCACCGTAGATTTCGATGCCCTCACCGTTGCGTGACTCATGTAGCTCAGAGGCATGGGCTTCCAACCATGCATCTGCGGCGGCTTGCTGGGCGGCTTGGTAGTCTGCGAATGTAGTCATGATGTGATCCTCTATGTAGTAGGCGACATTGCCATATGCGAATTGAACGGCATTTCGAGGCCGGGCACAAGACCCAATGCAATATATTATTGTGACTTATTACCAAACCAGAGGGCCCCGGTCGATTGGTGGCTGAGTGGCTGACGGGTGGCTGATCGGTGGCTGATCGGATTGGCTGACGGGTGGCTGGTCGGTGGGCTGAGCGGGTGCCGCATCGTCCCGCCCCTACTGCTTATCCACACAGCACTGTACGTCCAGCCATGTAGCTCCTGTATACGTGTAGTCTGAGGCGACAGGGAGGGCCGGGAGGCCTGTCTGGTCGGCGGCGGCGCGGGGGATGCCCCTTCCGCTTGCAAAAAGGAGTTTTGAGATGGCCTTTTGGGAGACTTATCGCCCAAAAAGAGGAGGGTTGCCCCCAAGCTAAGCCCTTGATTCCCCTAAGAATAGTGGTCACTAACGTCTAAGCCATAAATCAGGCCAAATAGCGGACTGTTAGCTGCCTTCAGGCTCCACATCCCCACCCCAATAACTGGTAGTTTTGCACAATAACACCAAAAAGCCTTGACTTCCCAGTAAAAACGTGCTATAATATAAAGGTACTGTTGTACTTTAAGGCAAACATCAAGTGATCTGCAGCAAGACTCGACTAAGGGTCTCGACGGAGATAGCAGAAACCAGATAAAGAGCCTTAAGGTTAAGACTTAAAGGCAGAGGAGAAGAGGATGTCAAAAAGAGGTAGGCCATCTTCGACTGACTTAGAAAGCACAGCCCTAATGACTAAGCGTGAAACAGCAAACGCAGTGAAAGAGTTTAGACAACGCCTTCTTCTTCACCCTAAAAGTCCTGCTGTGTTAAATAAGATCATCGAAACGGCCCTGAATGACGAACATAAGCAGCAGGGTGTTGCCATGAAGATACTAGCAGACCGGTTAGCGCCAGCAGCGGGGTTCACAGTTGAAGGAAAACAGAATAACCAAGTACAGATCAACATCACTGGCTTGGGTGTTAGCGATAGCAGTGATGCTGGTGTCACTATCAACGGAACCACGGGAGAGGTTGACGATGAATGAGCAGGTAGTACAGGCAGCTAGGCACTACGGCTACCGAGGCCCGATCGAACCCGGCATGATCCACCTAATACAAGAGGAAGGCTTCCGTCCTGCGGCATACATGGACGACGTGGGCGTGGAGACAGTAGGTGTCGGAGCTACGGCAGAGAATATGGACGCCAACTTCTTCACCGAGACGTATCCTAAGTACGTAGACCGGGCGCAGCGTAAGGTCAAGAGCTACCACAAGCTCCCTGAAGAGGCGCAGCTGGCCGTACTCTCCGCCGTCTACCGTGGAGACATGGGGCCAAAGACGGCAAAGCTGATTGACGAAGGCAACTTCAAAGCAGCCGCTAAGGAATACCTGAACCACAAGGAATACAAAGAGCGTAAGAAGGAAGACCCGGAAGATGGGGTGGTCTTACGCATGGAGCGGAACGCAGAAGCGATAAGGAGTGCAGGTGGCAAACCTAAATCTAAGCCTGACCCCGTGGCAAGAAGAGGTCTTCTCTGATCCGAGCCGATTCAAAGTGGTGGCCGCTGGCCGACGAACGGGCAAGACCCACTTGTCAGCGGTGGCCCTAATAGTCAACGCCCTGAACGGTAAAGAAGGTAAAGTCTTCTACGTCGCACCAACACAGGGCATGGCACGCGACATCTTATGGGATAAACTCTTCGAACTAGCCGGTGAGCTAATAGAAGGGAGCAACGTCAACAACTTAACCATAACGCTAGCCGGTGGTAACACCATATACCTGAAGGGTGCTGACAGACCTGACACTCTGCGGGGTGTTAGCCTGAAGTATCTGGTGATGGATGAGATGGCGTTTATGAAGGCGGACGTGTGGGAAGCAATCCTACGTCCTGCCCTATCAGATAAGAAAGGTGGGGCGCTGTTCATCGGTACCCCT